GCCAAACGCGGCAAGCTACCCGTACCGATTAAGTATTACGCCGCACATACCGGACGTTGGGGTGGTGAGGACAAGATAAACCTGCAGAACTTACCTAGTCGTGGGGCGAACGCTAACAGACTCAAGAAATCAATCGTGGCCCCTGAAGGGTACGTTGTTATTGATTCTGACTCGTCACAGATTGAGGCTAGAGTACTGGCTTGGTTGTCTGGGCAACAAGACTTGGTGAATGCGTTTGAGAATAAAGAAGATGTTTACAAGATTATGGCCTCGCAGATATATGGCAAGCCCGCAGATGAAGTGACGGACTCTGAACGTTTTGTGGGTAAGACGACTATTTTGGGGTGCGGTTACGGTATGGGGGCGCAGCGGTTCCAAGATCAGCTAAAGATAGCTGGTGTTGAGCTAGGGTTTGACGAATGCCTGCATATTATTGATACGTACCGTAAAACTTTCTTATGCATACCACAGCTCTGGGATCAAGCTCAGGCTTGTATATCGGGTATATATACAAAGAGCCATGTCGATTTCGGGGCTGTACCCGTACTAGAGTTTTCTGCTGAGGATATGGGTTTTAAATTACCTAACGGTTTATGGCAAAGGTACGACACGCTAACCAAAAGAAAAACGGAAAATAATCGGTACGAGTTTGTATACACAACCCGTAAGGGCAACGTAAAGTTGTATGGGGGTAAGCTCGTTGAGAATTTGTGTCAGGCCATAGCAAGGTGTGTTATCGCGGAACAAATGATTAAGATATCTAAGCGGTACAAGGTTGTCTTGACTGTGCATGATGCCGTAGCTTGCATCGCGCTAAAAGAAGAAGCTGTTGAAGCCCAACAGTATGTAGAGTTGTGTATGCGTTGGCGGCCTAAGTGGGCGGAGACGCTACCTCTAAATTGTGAGTCAGGTATGGGTAATTCTTACGGAGATTGTTGATGGAAGACTATGTATCGTACAAATTGAAAGCACGTTTGAAGTTGAAAGAGGTAGATAAACAGCTACTTAAAAATGATTTTACTGGGGCTGTAGCAGGGATAGAAGAAGCTATTGTTGAACTACGGTTAACTAAAGCGGCTATAACGGACCTAAATGAGCGTATAAATATCATAAAGGATATACACTATAGGATTGTCTAAAATATAGACACCCTCACTCAACTATTGGATGGTTAAAGCGCTATGGCTTCAGTTACGTGGTCTTACTCTTCGCTCAAAACTTTTGAACAGTGCCCCAAAAAATACTACCACTTGCGCATAGTAAAGGACGTAAAAGACGAGGGTGGGGAGGCTATGTCTTATGGCACTGAAATGCACAAAGCCGCAGAAGACTACGTGAAATTAGATACGCCGCTACCCCCAAAATTCAAAGTGTTTAAACCCCTGCTGGAATCGGTCAAGAACATAAAAGGTAAAAAGTATTGCGAACTCAAACTAGGTGTCAAGCAAACGCAGGGTGGGTATGAGCCTTGTGGGTTTTTTGATAAGGACGTTTGGTGGAGAGGGGTTGCTGATTTAGTATCTATAGAGGGAAATGTGGCGTACTCCATAGACTACAAGACTGGCAAAAACGCTAAGTACGCGGACACTAAGCAGCTTGATGCAATAGCAGCGGCACTGTTTACGCACTTCCCGGAAGTAAAGCGGATCAAGTCAGCGTTGTTGTACGTGGTTAGTGAAGAGTTTGTGCCTAAAGAGCATGTAGCACAAGATAAGGATAAATATTTTGAGGCGTTCCAACCAGAGCTAGACCGGCTTGCTATGGCTCAAGACTCTGGGGTATGGAATGCGGTATCGGGCCCCTTGTGTCGCTACTGCCCAGTTGAAACTTGTGAACACAATAGTAAAAAATACAAACGATAAAGGAGTTGTTATGGCTTACGTAAACAAAGATCGTCCCTACAAAAAAGAATACGACGAATACCACAGTTCAGAAGAACAAAAGAAGAATCGCGCTAAACGCAACGCCGCTAGGCGCAAGGCACGGAAAGGGGGCAAAGTAAGTAAAGGCGACGGCAATGACATAGACCACGTCAAGCCTTTGTCTAAAGGCGGTACTAATGCTGCCAGTAATTTAAGAGTAAAGTCCGCAAGCAAGAATCGGGGCTTTAAACGAAACGCGGATAACTCGGTCAAGTAATGGAACTCGTAGACAACAAAGTTATTTTACTTCGCACTCGACGTCCTGAGCGCATAACAGACGTCGTTAACAAAAGCGCTATTGTAGGGCGAGACGGGGATCTTTTTGAAGTTGCAGTTCATTGGGGGCTGAAAGAATCAAAGCAGTTGGCAAAGCTTAAGGTAAAGGATGTGCCCTCGCCCATAAAGCGAGACTACTCGTGGACGGGTAAATTCAAGCCCTTTGACCACCAGAAAGAGACCTCATCTTTTCTGACGTTGCATGACAAAGCGTTTTGTTTTAACGAGCAGGGTACGGGTAAGACCGGCAGTGTGATTTGGGCCGCGGACTATCTTATGAACATAGGTGAAGTGAACCGTGTACTGGTGCTGTGCCCGCTATCTATTATGAAATCTGCATGGCAGCAAGACCTGTTTAAGTTTGCTATGCACCGATCCTGCTCTGTCGCCCATGGAGACTCTACCGCACGTAAGAAAATAATTAACGCCGGTTGCGATTTCGTTATCATTAATTTTGACGGGGCCGCTATCGTTAAGAAGGAAATATTGGAAGGTGGTTTTGATTTAGTGGTAGTAGACGAGGCGACAAGTTACAAGAACCCACAGACTAACCGGTGGAAGATACTAAAAGATATAGTGGCCCAATCTAAACGTTTGTGGATGCTCACCGGTACTCCTGCCTCACAGTCTCCAGTGGACGCTTACGGTATAGCCAAATTGGTCAACCCTGAAAACACACCTAAATTCTTTGGGCAGTTTAGAGATCAGGTTATGTACAAGGTGTCCCAATACCGTTGGGCGGCTAAGCCTCAAGCAAAAGAAATCGTGCATAGAGTACTGCAACCCGCGATACGGTTTGAAAAGGATCAGTGCTTAGATTTGCCGGATGTAACATATGTGGACAGGGACGCCCCGCTCACAGCACAGCAACTTAAGTACTACGACTTACTAAAGAGGCAGATGACGCTTACAGCGGCGGAAGAAACAGTAACCGCAGTTAACGCTGCGACTAATATCAATAAGCTCTTGCAAATATCAGGTGGGGCAGTCTACTCGGACACCAAAGAGGTTATCGAGTTTGATGTATCCAATAGAATACAAGTCATATTGGAGGTGATACAAGAGTCTTCCCACAAGGTCTTGGTGTTTGTGCCGTTTACGCACACCATTGATTTACTGCAACGGGTCTTGGAAAAAAATAAAGTTTCGTGCGGGGTGATCAACGGCAAGGTAAGCCTCAACAAGCGTAGCGATCTAGTAACACGTTTTCAGAACTGCGAAGATCCTTACGTTCTAATAATACAACCACAAGCGGCTAGCCACGGGTTGACCCTAACTGCCGCCAACACGGTGATTTGGTACGCTCCCGTCACAAGCGTGGAGACTTACTTACAGGCCAACGCCCGAATCAATAGACCGGGCCAGAAGAACGCTATGACGGTTGTGCATGTAAAAGGCAGTGAAGTAGAGTCCCGCCTGTACAGCATGTTGCGTAACAACATAAACAACCACGAAAAAATAATAGATCTTTATCGAAGAGAAATTTCATAAACTGTTTGACAAAGTCAAAAGTTATGTTATAGTAGAACCGTCAACCGAAAAGGAGCGAAGATGGAAGACGAATTTACCCTATATGGACTTGTCACTGTGTACCTAAAAATCAGGACAGCGGTGCAAGAAAAGGAAGAGCAGCACAAAGCTGAAATGCAAGCACTCAAGGATGAGTTTGAGGTCGTGGCTGGCAAGCTTCTTGAACTCTGTAAAGATCAAAACGTAGATAGTATACGCACCCCTGCTGGCACTGTGTCTCGTCGGGTCTCGTCGCGGTATTGGACGAACGATTGGGATTCTTTGTACAAATTTATTAAGGAGAACGACGCTCATTACCTACTTGAGAAACGCATACACAACACTAACATGCAACAATTTTTAGAGGAGTCGCCGGATAGCTTTCCTCCCGGCCTACAAAATGATCGTAAATATATTATTCAAGTCCGTAAACCAACTTCAAAATAATCTGTAAGGAGAAGCATGTATGTCTAACGTAACCATTTTTAAACAGCCGTCTACCGGCGGTTCCCCAAGTCGTGGCATGAGCGAGTTGGCTAAAACATTTGCAAGTTCTACTACGTCGCGCCGTATCCAGACAAACACCAACGGTACATTCAAACGAATCGTTAATGGTGAGCAAATTGGCAACGCCGTACGTGGTGAGATTAATCTTATTGTTGTTGGCGCTTTGCCGAAAGTATCGCGTATTTTTTACAAAGAGAAATTTGATCCGAACAAAGAAGCCACACTACCTAACTGTTGGTCTAATATTGGGGATAAGCCCGAGGCCGCCGCTCAGGACGTTCAACATTCTAACTGCGCTGATTGCCCCCAGAACATTAAAGGTAGTGGAGATACGGGTGGACGTGCTTGCCGGTTCCAACGACGAGTGTCAGTGTTGGTTGAAGGTGATGATAGTGGGGAAGTCTACCAGTTTAATATCCCAGCCAAGTCTTTATTCGGCAAAGGATCTGGCAACATCCACCCCTTTGAGTCTTACATAAAGTATCTGCTTGCTAACGGAGAGTCACCAGACAACGTCGTTACCAATGTTTCTTTTGATGCCAACGCGGACACGATGGAACTTCTGTTTACACCACTGCGCAATATTTCCGATCAAGAGTATGAGTTAGTGGTTGCGTCGCAAAGTAAGCCAGAAACCAAGCTGTACACCATGATTACTGTAGCCCAAGCTGACGGAGTTACTAAGCAGCCAGCAGCTATAGCCTCAAAGCCTAAGCCAGTTGTATCTCGTTCAGACGAACCAGACGACGAAGCCGAAGAAGTAGAAGATATTGAGGAGCCAATTAAACGCAAGTCAAAGAAGGTTGAAGTCGAGCCCCCGGTGAAATCTAAACTCGCTGACGTTGTCTCCGAGTGGAGCGAGGACGAGTAACTTTATGGCATATGGATACAGCGTTAGGCTGTCCAAGCTAAATAAGGAAGCTGACGGCAAGCTACTGGGTGTGAAGTTAGGGCGTATGTGTATTCGTAATAACATACCTGTTTCTTTAATTGCTCAGGAACTTGCCGTCACTAGACAAACAATCTACAACTGGTTTGTGGGGGTAAGTAGTCCTCAGAAATCAATTGTAGGGTCTGTAAAAGCCTTCATAGCTTCGAACAAGCCTTTAAAATAAACTGATATAGCCTGAAATACGGCTTGTGGGGGGAGCATTCCCTCTGGAATTTGATGACGAATGATAAAGACCTTTTGAGCGTTGTCCAACCGTCCGATGGATGGATTGCTGTGTTGGGCATAAGGGGTAAGGACGACGTCGTACAAACGTTTGTATCTTCACGGGAAGAAGTCGATGACCTAGCATCTAAATACATGCAGCAAAACCGCAATGTCTTTTTTGGGGTAGCTAGATTTAAGACAGACGAGAACCGTAAGAAACCGAACGTCAAAGCACTTCGTTCTTTTTGGTTAGACATAGACTGCGGGGAGGATAAAGCAAAGATAAACCCAACCACAAACCGTCCGGACGGCTACGTTGACCAGACTTCTGGGCTTCTAGCACTGAAAGACTTTTGCAAACTAATTGGGCTACCGAAACCGATCCTTGTGAACTCAGGGCGCGGTATACACGCATACTGGCCTTTAAACAGTGACGTTACTCGGGAAGAATGGCAGCCTGTTGCTTCAAGGCTTAGAGAGCTGTGCGTGCTACATAACTTTCACATAGACGGTAAGGTGTTTGAGGTAGCTAGGATACTTAGAGTGCCGGGCACTTTGAACTTTAAAGATAACCCACCATCCCCAGTGTCCGTGATTTCTTTCGCCGACACGGTTAACTTTGGAGAGTTTCGTGAATTGCTAGGGGTTAAGAAGTTTGAGCAAACACCCCCTAAACGTGAGATGTCGGCACTTGCTAAGTCTTTGATGGGCAATACGATAAACAAGTTCGGCAAGATAATGGTACGCAGTGCGAAGGGAACGGGGTGTAGGCAGTTAATGGAGGCTTATGAGGCCAGAGATTCTTTGTCTGAGCCAAGGTGGTTTGATGCCTTATCTATCGCTAAATTTTGTGAGGATAGGGACAGGGCGATACACAAGATTTCTCAAGACCACCCTGACTATGACTACAACACCACTGAGGAGAAAGTAAAACACATTGTCGGACCACATAGTTGCGTAGAGTTCGAAAAGAGTAATCCGGGGGGTTGCGAAGGTTGTCCCCATAAAGGCAAGATTAAGTCGCCTATTGTTCTTGGGCGGGAAGTTATTGAAGCTACTGAAGAAGACAACGTTATTTCTCTGGTTGAAAAAA